GGGGTAGCGTCTGCTGTTATTTTTGCAGGACGAGCACGGCTTAAAGGTGTTTTTTTAACGAGCACAGCAACGGCCGGTAACGTTGATTTTCGCACGTCTAGCCCTTCAGGAACGAGTTTAATGAAAATAAGTTCTGTGGGTTCTGCAACTGCGACTAGAGATGTGGTGATTCCGGAAGAGGGTATTTTGTTTGGCAGTGGGGTTTACATTCAATACAACGTAAGCACGTTTCTTACCATGACTTCTTTCCATGCGTAAAACGATATGGCAACGGTAAAGAACGTAAAAAGGTTGCCTTCTGGGCGAATAGAGTATCGTGGAGAAACGTTTTCTGGGTATAACCAGCCAAAACGTTCAAAAGGTGGGGCTAAAAAGTCTGTAGTTTTAGCTAAAAAAGGCGATCAGGTTAAAATGGTTCGTTTTGGCGATCCTGATATGACCATTAAAAAAAGCCAGCCTAAACGTAGAAAAAGTTTTAGAGCCCGCCATAACTGCGATACCGCAAAAGATAAGTTCACGGCGCGTTATTGGTCGTGTGAGGCGTGGTAAATGAATCGCGCCTCTATGCCAAAAGGTTTGACCTATTATAAAAAGGGCGGCGCAGCTTCTAAAAAAAGTAAAGGAAGCAAAATTTGTCCTGCTGGAAAGGCTTGGGCAAAGCGCACTTTTGATACCTACCCGTCTGCTTATGCAAACATGGCGGCTTCTAAGTATTGCAAAGACCCTAATTACGCAAAAAAATCCAAAAGGAAAAAAGCCTGATGGGTGAGTTAAAAAAATGGCGTGATCAAAAATGGGTGCGAATTGACAGCAGCGGTAATATCGTTGGTGACTGTGGCACTTCAAAAGACAAAGAAAACCCAGACCGTTGTCTTCCGTTAGCCAAAGCACGTTCGCTAAGTAAGTCAGAACGAGCGGCTACTGCCAAAAAGAAAAAACGGGAAGGGGCAAAGGGCAAAACTGTTGTTAAAAACACGAAAAAAGCAACGGTAAAAAACATGTCTCGTGGCGGCGGAGTACGGCAGGAGATTGCAAAAGGGTGCGGCGCAGTGTTAAACGAGCGTCGTAAAGTAACAACATATACGTGAGGTAGGTATGCCGGGTTCAAGAGTAAATATAGGTAATGCAGCCGTCAAAAAACAAAAAAACAAAAGCGGTACAAAGAAAAAGCGCATGATGAATAAAGGCGGAGCTGTTAAGAACGATCAAATGATGAATCAAAACAGCCCTCTTAAAAAGCGCATGATGAATAAGGGCGGCGCGGTTAAGAAAAACCAAATGATGAATAAAGGTGGTACAAAGAAAAAGCGCATGATGAATAAGGGTGGGACTGTTAAAAAACTTACGCCATAACAGTAAATGGCGTACCTACAGTCAAACATCCCGTATTTTAAATGTTGGGTACGGAAAGAATACACCCACAACCATGAAAAGTATCATGGCGAATTTATTCATGCGATGGCAGTGGCTGTTACAACGATGCCCACTCGTTGTTTGTCTTTTCAAATTATATTTACAGGGGCAGAGGTCGATACAGACGATGAAAACGTACACGGCGGCGCAATGTGGGCTAGAATGCCAATTACCGGTTTAATTGCTGATTCAGATTACGAGGGTTGGCCTGAACCTATGCCTGTTTGGGCAGCGCAACCTTGGGATTGTTCGTCTCATAACCACTCGGTTTATGTTTTAGATCGAGCTACGCCTTGTCCTTGGATTGCTAAGATAGATGGCGAGTTTTACCCGGCAAAGTATTATTTCACCGTCGATTACGCTGAAAATGAAATAGCCGATGACCCGGCGCAACACAAACAATCGCATGTGTTAGAGTTGTTAGATGCAGGTAAATGGACGGGAAATATCGTAGCATTGCCGAACAACAGGGTGCGGGTAACACATCCTGCGTGGTTTTCTACTGGCGAAGGTGCTCCTGACTTCAAACCTTCTCAGCACATTCATTACTCAAAAAGTGAATTAGATTACACGTTGGACGTTAACAAGGTTTTTGATAACCTTTATTCTCCTGAAAAACCTGTTCGCAAACCGCGCCGTCGCAGGAAGAAAAAATAATGGCTACAAGTGGAAGCAAAGATTTTGAATTGGACGTTGCCGAATACGTTGAAGAGGCGTTTGAACGTTGTGGTTTAGAGGTTCGAACTGGTTACGATTTAAGAAGCGCCAAACGTTCTCTTAACTTACTGTTCGCTGATTGGGCTAACCGTGGCCTAAATCAATGGACCATTGAAGAGGTATCCATAACCTTAGCTACGGGCATTAGAGATTACCCTGGTGGAACTTTAACAATGACAGTAGGTTCTTCTACCAGCTTTTCTGTGGGAGAAACTCTTACTGGAGGCACTAGCGCAGCAACAGCCAGCGTTACTAGTAAACCTTCTGGCACTACATTGGCTATTACCATTCCTTCTGGAACGTTTACCAGCGGAGAAACCATTTCTGGCGGCACCAGCGGGGCGTCAAGCACTTTAGCGGCGGCGGTAGACTTAACAAACGTGCAGTCTACAATAGATATTTTGTCCGCAGTGGTTACCCGAGACAGTACAGATTTTGAAATACAAAGAGTAAGTCGTTCAAGTTTTCTTAACATACCTAACAAGTCACAATCGGGTAGACCAAACCAATTCTTTTTAAACAGGCAAATAACGCCTGTGTTACAAATTTGGCCCGCACCAGATAACGATACGGATATTGTTAAATTTAACAGGCTGACTAGAATTGATGACGTAGACGCCTATACAAACACAGCAGAAGTTCCTTTTAGGTTCTATCCTTGTTTAACTGCAGGTTTAGCGTACTACTTGTCTATGAAACGAAACCCACAACTTATGGGGGCTTTAAAAACTATTTACGAAGAAGAATTACAACGGGCTCTTGACGAAGATAGAGATCGTGCTTCTTTACGCATAAGCCCTTCATACGAAACGTATAGGTCGTAACGATGGGAGCATTTGCTAGAGGAAAATACGCTTACGGAATATCAGATAGATCTGGTTTTCGTTACAAATTAAATTCCATGAAACGAGAATGGAATGGGTCTTTGGTCGGACCAGATGAGTTTGACCCAAAACAACCGCAATTATTCCCTCCACCAAACGCAGACGACCCTCAAGCTTTGCGCAATGCTAGACCGGACCGTGTAGAGCCAACCGTGGTTGTAGTAGGTGTTCCCCTGGTTACCGAACGCACTTTTATTCCAGTACGGGGTATTGGTCAAGTTGGAACTGTTACGGTGAGCACAACATGAGTTTTACATACGCAACTTTACAAACAGCGGTTAAAGATTACTGTGAAACATCTGAAACTACTTTTGATACTCAATTACCTACGTTTATTAAAGAATCTGAAGAACGTATTTTAAAAAACGTAGAGTTACCCGTGTTTAGAAAAAACGTCACAGGCAACGCAACTAACAACAGTACCTATTTATCAACGCCTACTGATTTTTTAGCGCCGTATAGTCTGGCTGTAATAAAAGATAGCGAGTACTCTTACCTGTTGTTCAAGCACGTGTCGTTTGCGCGATCTTACACGCCAAACGCATCTACTACGGGCACTCCTAAATATTATGCGTTGTTTGATGACACGACTTTTATATTAGCGCCTACCCCGGATAGCGGTTACAGTTTTGAATTGCATTATAAATATCGTCCTGCGTCTTTAACTGCAGGTGCGGACAGCGGCACTACATGGTTATCAACTAACGCGCCCGATGCGTTGTTGTACGGTACTTTAGTAGAAGCGGCCACTTTTTTAAAAGTGCCAGAAGAAGTGGCTCAATACGAACAACGGTTTGGACAAGCGATTGCTGCAATTAAAGATCTTGGCGAAGGCTACGGAGCCAAGGATGAATACCGTTATGACATATCGAAAGGAAGATAATGTTTAAAATGGCTGTTGAATCCAATATAGGCGATGTTGTTGTTAAAACAACACAACGCAGAGGATTGTCTCCGGAAGAACTTGCGGAACGAGCGGTGGAGCAAATAGTAAGTGTCTCAGACTCTGTAGATCCTATTGTTAAACAACAAGCAGAAGCGTTTAAAAGTCGCATTTATCATGTGGTTTTGGGTATTATTAAACAAGGTATTAGAAGCGATAGAACTACGCTTATTAACGAATTTATTCAGCAGGGTCATTCAGACGTTGCGGATATATTAAGGAGACTGTAATGGCTATTACGACAGCTATGGCAACGAGTTTTAAATCGGAGCTACTTCAGGGAATACATAATTTCCATAATGGATCGGGTGGGGGAACAACTACCACTACAGGCACGGGTAATACTTTTAAAATTGCTTTGTTTACTAGCAGTGCCACGATGTCAGC